TACAGCAACATGACCATTGCGGGATTAGCACTTAAGGCTTCTCGCAATTTCACCGCATTAGATCAACTGCGTTTTTGGCTTAAGGACGGCATTCCTGTTAAGCGTTTTCATCCAGACGAATCCTCTGAGGTTGTCCCTAGCAATCTGTTCTGCGACTTGGTCTACTACTTGCTGACCGACCGGGTGGCTGGTGTTGGCGATCTGCTTGGCATGTCCATAGACAACGCTCCACTCATCAACACCGACAGCTTCGTCACCACCGCCCGGTTCCTGCGCACCAATGGCTTGCTGTTTGATGGCGCGATTTCAGGTGCAGTAAACGTCCGTCAATTCATTGCCGACACAGCCCCGTTCATGCTGTGCAACTTCGCCATTATGGATGGCCGCTTTGCCTTGGTTCCTGCCCTTCCCACCACGTCTGGCGGTGCCATAAGTACCGACGCGGTGACAATCAAGCAGCTGTTCACTGCCGGCAATATCTATGAAGACAGCTTTGAGGTCACTTACATATCGGCCGAGGAGCGCAAGGATTTCCAGGCAATGCTGCGTTTTCGCGAAGAGCGCGAAAACCAGTTCCCCGAGGAGCGAAACATTGTTATGCGCTGGAAAGGGGGTTCGCATTCCGACGACCCCTTAGAGCAGTTCGACATGACCCAGTACTGCACTAGCCGTGCTCACGCTGAGCTAGTTGGTCGGTATTTCATGCTGGTTCGCCGCTACATCACCCACACCGTTTCTTTCAAGACTTCCCCTTATGGCATCGATCTTGCTCCCGGTGATTTCATACGTGTGGTCACCGAGTCCAACCCTTACAGCTCCGCTCGAAACGGAAGCATCAGCAACACCGGTGTAATTACCAGTGCCACTGCGTTTGACGACGGTCAATACGACGTCCTGTATTACAAGGCCGGCTCGGAGGACGTAAGTGAAGGCGTTATGGACATCAACGGCGGCCTAGTTACGAATCCCGACCTGTTCAACAGCGTATTTACGGTCTCAAGCTCGGTTACGTCCCAGAATGTCTACATGGTCGAGCAACTTACGTTGGACGCTGAGGGCAACGTGCAAATCACTGCCACAGATTTCCCCTGCGACGATCAGTACCGAAGCACTATTGCTCGGGACATCACCAACTCCGCCCTGTTTGAAATCGACTCCTAATGGCCTTCCCTTCGTTAAAACCCTCCGGGCGCAACTTCAACCCCGGCGATTACCCGATCAAGACGTTCAGGGCGCAATCCGGCGCTGAGACGCGGATTCTGTACGGCAGCCAGCGCACCAACATGTCACTGGAGCTGAACTACGACAACATCACGGATACCAACGCCGGTTTGTTTCTGACGCATTTCGACGAGACGCAGGGCACCTATCAAACGTTCACCGTTCCATCGCAAGTGCGTAGCGGCTGGAACGGCACCGACAGTGCGTTGGATGTGCCCGGATCAAATGCGTGGCGTTATGCCGAAGCGCCGCAGGTTACATCTGTTCGCCCTGGCGTTAGCAGCGTACGGGTAAAGCTTGTCGGTGTTCTCTAAACTAACGTCATGGCCCAGATTTTTACCGGACGCGACGGACGCCTGCTTCTGGGCTCCGACACCTTGGTCAAAGTGACCAACTGGACGCTTCAGGCTGACTTGGAAACGCTTGAGGCAACAACGCTTGGTGACCTGCAGCGCAGTTATGTCCCCGGCGTCCAAGGTTTCAGTGGCACTGCGGCTCTGCTGTACTACATCGACGCAGATAACACCAACGACGCAAGCACCTTGTTGAGGAAGCTTGTCAGAACTGGCGGTGTTACCACGAGTGACACTGTGAGTTTGACGCTCCGCCTTGCTGGTGACCTAGGCGATAACGATGTGACCCTGACGGCATACATCACCAGTGTCAGCATTGGCGCTTCAGTTGGTGAAGTCGTCTCAGCTCAAATCAGCTTCCAGGGCACTGGTGCTCTGACCACTGCGACTTTGTAATGAGCGTTTATCTCGGCAGCAACGGCTTGGTCGAATTACGGCGTAGCTCAGAGCTTGCCGAGAAAACCTCAGTGGTTAATCCAGGTGACGTAAATGTGAGTCGCCGCCGCTTTAGTTTTGATTTCGACTCTGGCTTTTTACACAGTGGTGATCAGCTGGAAATTCGCACTACGGATGGAACGGATCTTGATTTTGTAGACGCAACTGGCTGGCTTCTTGGCACTGTTCAGGACGCAGGCCACTGGTACGTCCATATTGATGAGCTTGGCGGCATCCGGCTTTACGACACGTTTGACAAGGCTGTTGAAGGCTTACAGAGTCAAGCAATTTTGCTGACCTCCATCGCCCGCGACATTCCAATTGCCGTCCGCATTGTCAACAACATTCCGCGCATCTTGGCTCAGTGCAACTACTTCGAGCTGAACACCACCCGCGAGGCTGTTGACACCACAGTTCTTGGCGATGAGTTCCGCTCGCAGTATTCCAGCCTGATTAGCGGCAGCGGCAATTTCCGGGCTTACTGGGAATACCTGCCGACCTATGAAAAGAGCTTGACCGCTGAGTCAGCCAACTATTTACTGCAACTTGCAATCCGCACGGAAGTTGGTTCAAAATTTGGCGCAAAATTTTATCTAAAGGTTGGCAATGAAATCGGTAGCCGCACGACTATTGACGACGAGCTTTGGTATGAGATCGAAGGCGTGATCACTCAGGCTGGCGTTAACTTTTCTCCCGACAACGCGGTTGAAATCAGCGCAGACTTTGTGACCACCGGCCCAATTCGCTTGTTGGCCAAGACCATTCCATCCGACAAAGTTGTACAGGAGGATCTGGGCGATATTCGCTTGGAGCAAAACTCGGGCGCATCTTTGTTGCAAGAAGACATTGCTTGAGGCGGCTAAGCTGGTTGGTAACAGTGCTCTGTCGGCTTAGGCGGTATGGCTGACCTTCGGATTAGCGAACTTCCAACTCTTGCGGGGGCGAATTTAGCCAGCGGCGACCTGCTGCCAATTGTTGATGTCTCTGCGAGCGAGACCAAGAAAATCACCGTCACCGATCTGGTGGGCAACGCCACCACGCTGATTGCCGACGCCACGATCCCTAGCGCCAAGATCCTGTTTGGCTCTGGTTCTGTCAGCAGTGCTGCGCTAGCGACTGACGCTGTTACCACTACAAAGGTCCAAAACGACGCAATCACAGCAGCAAAGCTGGCCGACGAATCCAGCGTTGATCTCGTCACCACGCTGCCTGCTTCTGGTGCGTTCATTGGTCAGATCGCTATTGATACTGACGACGGCTACCTGGCATATGTCTGGGATGGCAGCTCCTGGGTTGGTTTTGGTGCTGGCGGCTCCATCAACTCCGTCATTGGCAGCACGGCTGGTCCGATCAACATCATCGTCACCACCAGCGGCAGCAATGTAAGTCTCAGCGCAACGCTGGATAACACCACAGCCGCTGCCCAATTCCTTGCTGGTCCGGCTACTTCTGCTGGCACGGTCAGCTACCGCACCATTACCGGTGAGGACCTTCCCGCTCCGACAACTAGCGCTCGCGGTGGCGTCGCTATCAACGGCGAAGGGCTGCGCATGGATGGCGCGGTTCTCGAAATCGACAACGACGTAACGGCCAACGTCACCTACGGGCTGGTCACCTACAACGCTAAAGGTCTCGTAACTAACGGCCGCGTCATCGCTAGCGGTGACCTACCTGCAGCCACGGCTTCCGCTAAAGGCGCAATCATTCCAGGCACTGGCCTTTCTGTTGACGGCTCAGGCAATCTTGACCACATCAACTCAACCACCTCTGGCACCTACACCAAGGTCACGGTTGACGCGCAAGGTCATGTCAGTGCGGGTGCAGCCCTTGCCGGCGCCGACCTTCCAAACCACAGCGCCGAACTGCTGACCAGCGGCACTTTGGATGTTTCCCGTCTTGGCGCTAATACGGTTCCCGGCAGCAAACTTGCCAACTATGCCGTCTCCAAGATTGGCGAAACCCAGCCAACTGCTGACCACATCGGTCAGTTCTTCTTTAACCCGCTAAGCCGCGACCTGTTCCTGTGGGACGGCAACGTTTTCCAGCCCATCGGCATCTCGGTCGGTGAAATTGTTTTTGCTGGAACGTTTGACGCATCAAGCGGCGGCGGTACTGGTCTTGTTGCTTCGGTGACGGCTGAAGGTACTGCTGTTGGTCTTGTTGTTGGCGACCCGCTGCCCGCCGCTGCTGAAGCAAACAGCCGCTACTACTTGGTGGTGTCGGAGCCTGGCACGATCACTAGCGGCAACGCACCAAACGTTGCACTGAACCCGCCGGACATCATTTTGTCGAACGGTTCGGCTTGGACTGAGATCGACGTTTCGCAGACCGTTACTGCACAGGTCGCAAGCAACGTCAGCTTCTCGCCTGCTGGCAACATCTCGGCCACCAACGTTCAGACCGCAATTGAGGAAGTCGATAGCGAAAAGCTTGGTGCAAGCGGCGGCACGATTACCGGCGAACTGCTGATTGGCACCAGCGGAAGCTTTGCCTTTGAGGGCACTTCAAGTAACGACTACGAGACCTATCTGGACGTTGTTGATCCCACGGCGGATCGCACCATCACCTTCCCGGATGTAAGCGGCACCGTCATCACAACTGGTGACAGTGGCACGGTGACCAGCGCAATGATTGCCGATGGCACGATCGTCAACGGAGACATCAGCGCCACTGCCGAAATTGCCGTCAGCAAACTGGCCGATGGTGCAGCCCGTCAACTGCTTCAGACCGATGCAGCTGGAACTGGAGTTGAGTGGACCAGCAATGTTGATATTCCGGGCACGCTGGATGTCACTGGCGCCACGACACTGGATGGTGCGCTGACCGTTACTGGCACGGCAACGTTTAACGGTTCTGTCGTCCTTGAAGGCACCACCGCTGATGACTTTGAGCTGACGCTGGCATGTGAGCCAACTGCGGATCGCACGGTCACCTTGCCGGACGGCAACACCACGCTGGCGGGCCTGTCACTGGCTCAAAGCTTTAGCGCACAACAACGGGGTGCAATTTCTGCCCTGACCGATGGTGCCACTATTACGCCTGACTTCAGCTTGGCAAACAACTACAGCGTCACCTTGGGCGGGAACCGGACGCTGGCTAACCCAACGAATTTGACTGCTGGTGCAAGTGGCGCGATCTTTATTTCGCAGGATGCGACCGGCTCTAGGACACTGGCATATGGCACCGCCTGGTCGTTCTCGGGTGGAACTGCACCTACGCTTAGTACAGCAGCAAACGCGATTGACGTGTTGGTCTACACGGTGAGAACCAGCACTGACATTGCAGCTACTCTGATCACCAACATCTCCTGATCAATGGCAATTCCTGGTAATGCGAATCTGCTGCTGCTTCAGAGTGCTGCAGCGGCGCCACCAACGGGCTACGCCATTAGCAGGAGCATCCGCCTGAACTCAGGCGATACGGCTTTCCTTAGCCGCACCCCGTCAACTGCTGGCAACCGCAAGACGTGGACCTGGAGTGCGTGGGTGAAGCGGACTGTGAAAAATACTTCCACAGATCAAATGCTGTTCACTGGAGGCACGACCAACAGTGCCACGGGGTTTCTTGCGCTTGATTTTAATTCTTCAGACAAATTGCGTTTATCAAGCGCCACAGCAAATTTATTGATTACGGCTGCTGTTTATAAAGATGCTTCTGCTTGGATGCACATTGTTTTGGCATTTGATTCAACACAAGGAACTAACGCTGACAAGGCAAAACTTTATGTAAACGGCTCAGAGGTCACCACTTTTGACACTGATGGCCGCAGTGGAATTAGCAACCAAGACTATGGAATCAATCAAGCTGCTGCACATGAGATAGGGCGTGCTTCCTTAGGGTCCAATAAGTATCTTGACGGCTACCTAGCCGACGTTCACTTCATCGACGGGCAAGCATTAGACCCCACCAGCTTCGGTGAGTTCGACGCAGATACCGGAATCTGGAACCCGATTGAATACACCGGCACTTACCCCGGCAATTCGTTCCATTTGGATTTTTCGGATAACAGCTCTGCCGCCGCACTGGGCGACGACGCCAGCTCCAACGGCAATGATTGGACCGTTAACAACATTGTTGCCGAGCAGGCACTATCGCTTCCTGCTGTCGCTTTTGATGGTAGTGGTGATTATCTAACAGTACCAAAAACTGATGCTTGGCCAACAGGAACTCAGGATGCAACCGTAGAATTTTTCTTGTATAGAAACGGTAGTGGAACGACTGTAACTTTATTAGGAAAAGATTATTCCGGTGCTGGACTTTCTGATTTTTATCTTACCACCAGTAATGTTTTATACTTTTATGATAATAATCTTGCAGCAGATGGTGGCACTGGTATTGGTGGAGTAACATTATCAACTGGTAAGTGGTATCATATTGCATTAACAAGAACAGCAAGCACTCTTCGTTTATTTGTAGATGGTCAAATTGTCGCAACAAAAACAGGTGTGACTGGAAACTGGTTTGATAGTGCATCTTTTACATATGTAATGATTGGTGCGAGAGAAAATCCACTAGGAAATCAATCCTTAAATGGGTTTATGTCTAATGTTCATGTTGTTCTTGGAA